AGAAGAACTAATTATCCTTAGTAAGAGGTTATAAATGAATGACATTATAGAACAATGCAACGCCTTTCTAACTAAGTCAGATAACAGATTCTCCGATACAATCGCGAGAGCAGTGAAAGACCTTAGACGTTATTCTGGCGACTTCTGGAATAATTCTACTATTCGTAAGTATAAGCGTGGTAAGAGAATCAATTTGTCTTTGAATAACTGGTGTCCGATGGTTAACGCCATCGCTTCACCTATCTCTAATTCACCTTGGCACATTGAACTCACAGAGAAAGACTCACCGCAGTTAGAACAGGTACAAGCAACTATTGATGAGATTGAAGCAGAATCTGACAACAAGTCAGCAATCGTTGACGCATTCCGTAAGGCTGTTCTTACAGGTTACGGATTCCTTGTTGTGACTACTGTTGAAGATGAACTTACTCACGAACCAAAGATCATCGTTGAATCTGCATCTCACATTGATGCAATAGCGATGGATCCTAACTGTAATACTGTTGATGGTTCTGATGCAGAAGAAGGTGCAGTAATCAACTACATCTCATTGAAGAAAGCAAAGCGCCTTTACGGTGAAGACGTTGTGCCTTTCTCTTATCCTTCTGTATCTACTCAGATTGACTTCAATGAATTTGAGCAGTGGGACATTCCTGAAGATTCTGTCGCTGTTATCAGTTACTTCGCAAAGAATGAATCTGGAACAGTAACGCTTTACAAGATCGTTGGCGATAAAGTAGTACAGCAGATTGATTTGCCTATTAAGTACATACCTATCTTGAGATTGGCAGGCAATGAGATATTTGAACGTAATCAGATTAACTATAACGGAATCATCCAGCAGTCATTGCCTTTGGAACTTGGCGCTAACATTGCTTACTCAACTTTGATTGAGCGAGTTGGTCGTTCTCCTAAGGCTAACTACATGGTGAACGTTGACGCTATTGATGGTCTTGAGAAGAATATGGCAGCAGTCAACCAAGATGATACTGTTGCAGTCCTTTGGAAAGGTGAACATCAGCCAGTTCCACTGAATGAATCATTCCAGACTGGTGACCTTCAAGCAACCATCTCAACATGCCGTACGTTGATGGAAGATACTATTGGTATTCCAATGACAGGTATCATTGACCAGAAAGAACGTACAGCAACAGAGATTCTACGTCAGGAGACAAGCAAGGAATCCAATACGGCATCTTACTACAACAATGCATTTAAGGCTATCCGTACAATGGGAAGAATTATCATTGAGTTAGTCAATGCCGGCGAGGACCTTCGCTTTACTCTTGAGAATGGACCTGCGGTCATTACTCGTCAGATGAAAGCACGTCAGGAACTCAACGCACTTAGCACTATCATGCCAGACAATATGAAGCCAATTATCGCTAAGTACTTTGCTGATACTCTTAAGAATGAGATTGGTAAAGAACTTTCTGATAACATTGTTGCTAACCTTCCATTGGATGTTAAGTTCATATCTGATATGCAAGATCCTGCTGCAGTCCATCAACTCAATCAGATGCGTGCTGCTATGGATGATACAATGATGGAACTTGAACGTACTAAGGCTGAGAACGAAGAACTCCAGCAACAGATTAAGCAGATGCAGCTTGGTATGATGGATAACCGTGAACAGCGAGTACTTGACTTCCAGAAGTTCAACATTCAGGAACAAGATAAGATGATGCTTGAGACTGCTAAGCTTGAACAGCAAGGAGTAAAGATTGACAATGACGCTGTAATGAAGCAACAGGAGATTAACATCAAGGCTGCTGAATCTGAAATCAGTCAGCAAGAGAAAGAATCTGATGCTTACATTCAAGGCGTTGCTGATACTCTAGGAGGTGCTATCTAATGCTATTTGAAGTTCTTTCAGGCAATAAAGGTTATAGCAACAACTCTGGCCTTACTAATGTAAAGGGCGTGAGATACATGCAGTCGCCAGCCGAGCATCAGAATTTGCTCGACCCGATGCACTATCCTGATTTGGCAAGAGAGTATGCTGCTGTAACAGCTATGCCTAATGGATTCCTTAAGACAGTTCGTATGCGTGCCTTAATGGACGCTGCTGCAGCTCGAGAATTGGAATATCCTAAGTATTGGGTAAATGATGAAGTTCCTCGTGGCAATGAGCCTGTTCTATCTTCGTCTTCTTGGGTTGGCAACGTTCGCTATGTTCCACCTAAAGGCGGCGTTGGAACTGGAACTGCATTCATCACATTAGGCGATAAAGAATATGAATATCCCTACGTCTCACCGCAGGGAATGGTAAGATTCCTTACAGCTCCTTCACTTGGACGATTCTTAAATTCTGTCAAGCCTTACGTTGGACAAGGATTCTAACCGCCCTAATTATACAACTGTAGAAGAGTAACGGTGGCTCTCTACAGTATCATACACCGGTTGAGGATTTGTCACCCTTATGAGCATGACAACAGAACAAGCTCTTGCATACTGTACGCAGAGCGAAGATAAAGTAGCTGATTCAAAGACCCCATCAGTTGAAGAATCTAAATCAGAAGATATTAACGTCGATACTCCTAATGAAGTTGCTACACCTGCAGAGAAGGAAGTTCCTCCTGCAACTAATGACGGCGAACATCCGGCAGAAGAAGTTAAAGGAAGTGATGAGCCTAAGGCAGAAGCTCCGAGTGTTGAAGAGAAGACTAACAAAGAAGAATCACATCCAGATCATAAAGCTCAGCGAGACTATGCATTCATTAAGCAGAAGAAGAAGCTGAAAGATCTTCAAGAACGTTATGACCGTGATACTTCTGAGAAAGACAAGCGCATTAAAGAACTGGAAGAAGAACTCAATAAGAGAAAGTTGCTTACTTCAGAGAACTTTACTAAGGCAGACGGTTCAAAGGACATTGATGCATTCGTCAACTGGAAGGCACAAGAACAGAATCTAAAGCAAGAAGCAGACAGATTGAAGTCTGAATTGACTAACGATCAGCGTGCCTATCAGATGGAGATGGACAGAATCAATACTGAACGTTGCTTCCAAGGTAAAGAACTAGAAGATTACAACAATCTTATCATACGTAACGGTGCAGGATTTGCTGATGCAATCCATGAGAAAGATAAGACAAATGTAGTATTCAAGTATCTGGACACTGTACAAGATTATCCAATCGTTCTACGTGAGTTGATGACTAACCATAACAAGTGGTTGCCAATGATCTTCCGTAGCACAGATCCTGAATCACTCAGACGCAATACCGCAAAGGTTACTGATTTGATTCTCGATGAATACTACGACTCAAAGAAGAACCCAGTTCACAATGAAGTAAATACTCAACCCGCTGCTGTACCGCAACCGCCTAAAGCAGCACCTGCTATTCCCGTCATTGGAAAGCAAATATCTAACGCTGGAGCAACAACCTCAAATGAAGGTTCCTTGCTTGCTAGCATCAATTCAATCAATGCTTATCTAAAGAAGAATAAGCGACATTAAGGAGAATAAATCATGGCTAATGATATTAAGACAAATCGTAGAGCAGAACTTGTTCTTATCCGTTCTGCTGAAGCAGCACCTTATCTTACTGTTGGTTCCAAGAACTACTGTAAGGACCAGCTTGTTGGCAAGCGCAATGGTCAGTCCTATGAATTCGTTATTCGCGACTCTGGCGAATACGTTGAAGGTATGGACATCTCTAACCAGGGTTCTGAAGATATTATCGAACGCAAGGTGACAAAGACTGTTCGTATCGGTAACGTAAAGGTTAACACTAACCTTCTTGAGAAAGTTACTGACATGAACTGGGACAAGGAAGTTGCTGAACCGTACGGCGAGAAGGTCGCTAAGGGCCTTGTTGGTTCTGTTCTTGCTGACGACCTCGGCTTGCAGAACACTGCATTCGTTGGTACTGGCTGGCTTCCACTCTTCAAGGCATCTAACTTCCTTGAATCTATCTCTGGCGAATCTCAGTACGCATTCGTGGATCCGATGGTAGAATCTGTAATGCAGTCTAGCGGTAAGGGATTCACTCCTGCTGGCGACGTTGAACCACGCTTCCAGAAAGGACTTAAGGGTAAGGTTGGACAGGCTGAAGTTCGTGCTCAGCAAGGTCTCCCAACTCTTGAAATCTCTGATGAATTGGCAGCTGAATTGGCATCTGCTACAGTTACCTCTTACGCAACTGGCGCTGACTATGATACTTTGACACTTAACGGTGTTACAGAAGATATTCCTGCTGGCACTCCGTTGTTCATCAAGGGCGTCTATGCTACTGACCTTGTTGGCGTGAAGACTTCTGCACCGAAGGCATTCATTGCTATTGAAGACGCTAAATCTGGCGTAGTTAAGGTCCGTAAGACTGACTTCGTTGGTAACGGAACTCGTGAAGCTTGCGACATTGACGGTGACAACATCGTTCTTTCTGACCTCGCTTCCAAGAAGCTCGCTAACCCAATCAAGGCTGGTATCTACTACACTGGTATCTTCCGTGTTAACGGTGCCTTTGAATTTGACGCACTTCCGGAATTGGATTGGTCTAACGCAGAATCTCGCGTAACTTCTCCGGATGGAATTACGCTTCATACTGGTCGTGCAGTTGACGTATTTGCTGGTACTAACAAGACCCGCTTTGCTATCGCTGCTGTTGCTGG